TATTACGATTTTTGCGGCATTTTCTTGGTGGTGCCTCGAAAAACCCATACTGAAAATGCGGAAGAAATTTTCATTTGTCGCGCGGGCTCGCGGGGTTGAAGGACCAGGAGAAAGCCTCGTGGGTGCCCCTCCACCACTGGTCGATACAGAAACCCACTCTGTAGTCAGCTTTGGCTCTCATCAGGAAGTCGCTGCTCCGTTAGATGCTCGCAATCGCGGCGCAGACTGATCAAAGATAGTTCCAATTTTTGCGAGCAATAGAGTGCCTCGCGAGGGGTGAATTGCGCTTGGGTGCATAGTTGCCGTTGTGCCCACTGCCCCAGCGTCTTTGCGTGAGCCCCCAGGTGTATCGCCGTCGGGCGAAAAATTACGCCTTCTTGATGAATCTGTCTTCCTGTCCGCCAGAGAGAAAAGATGACCATCATCTATTCCCAAAACTTCGATGAAACTGCCGTGGGCAATCTCCCCGGAGGATGGAACCCGATAGGCGGTAGCTCTTGGGCTGTGCAAAGCACCTCCTTCGTATCGCCCCCTAATGCACTCGGGAGTACATCGCCTGATGGCGCGATTATCATGTTCACCGGCGCCAATGCACTTTTGGACATGGAAGTCCGCTTGGACATTCAGCCGAATTCGAGCTCAAGTTTTATGGGCGTCTTTTTAAGAGGATCAACGGACGGACAGAATGGCTATCTTGTTGTCTCAGATAGTGCGAGTGATCTTAATAGTACTTGGGATATTTATACGCGAACAAGTGGAACATTTAATAAAATCAAGACCTGGGCGGAGGCTGGACTATCCGGCGCGGTAAGTTTGAGGGCCCGGATTGAGGGTTCCACTATCTCTGTCAAAGTGTGGAATCAAACAGGTACGGAGCCGTCCGGATGGTCAACTCAAACAGCCGACTCCTCCATCACTGCCCCCGGCTATCCCGGCCTCTACAACCAGGGCACGACGCCCAATGCTGGGGCTGACAATTTTACGCTGGACGATCTCCGATCCGCTGGCAGCGATTTCACCCTTACCCCGTCTTCGCAAACCGCCAGCCCGGGCAGTGCGACGGGCAATTATACGGTCACGCCGAACGGCACGCCTTCGGCCTCCACCACGGTCGCGCTGTCTGATGGCGGGGCGGGCGGGGTGTTCAGGGATGGCGGCGGGGCGGCGATCGCGGCGCTGACCTTTACCACCGCCGCCGGGCAGGCATTCACCTATACGCCGGCCGGCGGGGCGACCGCCTCACCCATTACGCTGACGGCGACCGCCGGCGGCGGGTTCAGCGCGACGCATATGGCGAGCTGTGTGCTGAATATTCCGGCGACCGGCTTTTCGGTGACGCCGTCGTCACATGGAACGACGCCGGGCGCGGCCACCGCGGCATACACCGTCACGCTGAACGGCACGCTGTCGGCCAATGAGACGATCGCTTTGTCCGACGAGGGCGCGGGCGGCGCGTTCAAGGATGGCGGCGGCGCGATCACGGCGCTGACCTTCACCTCGGCCAATGCCGGCGCGGCCCAAACCTTCACCTATACCCCGCCGGGCGGGTCGGCCGGCGCCACGATCACCTTGACCCTGTCGGGATCGGGCGCGTTCTCGGCGGCGCACAGCGTATCCTGCGCGGTCAGCTCCGGCCCGCTGACCGTGCCCTGCACCGACGGGCATTTCTTCTTCTCGCCGGGCAATTGGGACCATCTGGCCCCGAGCACGTTCGGCGTCGCCGCCGACACGATGCAGGCCAGCGCGCCGGGCGCCTATGTGAAGTTCGCGGTCACGGGCACGGCCAACCTGTCGCTGAATATCGATACCGCGCCGCTGGCCGGGTACGGCGTGCCGCCGATCGTCCGCTACTCCGTGAACGGCGCAAGCTGGACCGATGTGGGGCTGACCAACCAGAGCGCGATCGGCCTGTCATCGTCGCTTGATCCCGCCGCGGTGAACCAGGTGGAGGTCTATTTCGTCTCGAGCTCCACCACCGACGGCACCGGCATCCGCTGGGGCTCGGCCGGGGTGAGCCCGACCGACGTGGTGCGCATCACCGGGATCACGGTCGATAACGGCGGCGCGATCTCGGCCTATGGCGCCCTGAAGCCGAAGCGGGCGCTGATCTATTCGGACTCGATCGGCGAGGGCCAGCATGTTCTGTCCGGCGGGGGGAACGACGCGCTGCAGGCCTTCCCGACCGTGCTGGCCCTGGCACTGAACGCCGAATATGGGCAGGTCTGCTATGGCGGCCAGGGATTCGAGACGATCGGCAATGTCGGCATTCCGCCGTTCATGAGCACATACAGCCTCTACAGCGCGGGCCGCGGGCGGAGCTTTTCGGGCCTGGACTATATCTTCGTCGTCCATGGCGGGAACGATGCGCGGCAATCGACGCCGGTGGCCGGCGGCACGATCCAGGCCGACGTGGCAACGCTTCTGCCCAGCTTGAGATCGCTGGCCGGGCCGTCCACCGACATCTTTATCTGCACAGCGCCCTTCGGCGGCTATGCCTCCGACCTTCAGGCGGCGGTCGGCGCCTATCGGACGGCGAGCGGCGACGCCAAGGCGTTCCACCTGGATGCCGGCGCCTATTTCCCGGCCGGAACCTTCACCATCACCTTCGGCGGGACCACCGAATGGACCTATGACGGGGTGCATCCGAACATCTATGGCAGCGCCCGGTTCGGCGCCGCACTGGGCGCGACCGCGCTCGCGGCGCTGGGCCCAATTGGGAGCGGAAGCGGCGGCACGACCGTCGTCACTGCCGGCTGCTCGCGCGCCGGCCTCGCCAACGCTTAGGCGTGCCGCCATATAATCCAAAAGGTGGACAATTTGTCCGGTCGATGCCAAATACCGACCATGATTTCCGCGGCTTCGAGAAAGGGGGCAGGTGTACCATGAGTATAAAGTCGCATGCCTTCGGGCGGGTCACGCTGACCGGAAAGGACGCGGAGAAGTTCGAGGCCCAGGTTCGTCATGGCCGGGCAAAGCCGGCCGCGATCGAGAGCGCCAAGCGCGGCTCCAGGATGGTTCGGCAGCTCCAAGAAGAGGGCGGCTCGGTAACTGTGAAATTGTTGCCGGCAAAACGCTAATTGCCCGACGGCGAAATTCAGATCCGCGCGATAAGACCCGACGATAAGCTCACGGGACTGTCTCTTGGGGACCCGGCTCTGACGCCGCTGAAAACATTCCTGCAGAAACATGCCAAAAACTATGAGGCGCACAGTCTCGCGCGAACCTATGGCGTGTTTCTGACCGGCGGGGCTGCTCAAAAGATCGTCGGCTACATGACTTTGGTGTGCGGTGAAGTGGTTGTGGGCGACGAAGATGCCGCGCTGATCGACGATATCGAATTTCGGTACAGGCAATACCCGGCGATCAAAATAGCACGCCTCGCGACCGACAAGAGCCTGCAGGGCAGAGGCCTTGGCCGACAGCTTATCGATCTGGCGGTCGGTATTGCCAGGTCGGTCGTGGGTGAGCGGGTCGGCTGCCGTTTTGTCGTTGTAGATTCGAAAAAGAACTCGGTCGGATTTTACGAGCGATGCGGCTTTACGATCCTCGACACCGAGGAAAACAGGAGTCGCTCAGAGCCGATAATGTTCGTCGATCTTCATAAGCTGAACGGCGGGGAAATCAGCGCCATCTGAGCTGGCCTGGACATACGAAACGAACGAAAGGGGGCGGTCCGAGGATCGCCCTTTTTCATTTCAGGAGACATCAATGCAACTGATCCTGAATGGCGACACGCGGCCGATCCTGTTCTTCATGGCGCAGTCGTCAGACCATATCTCAGGCCTGACCGGCGCGGCGCCGACAGTGACGATCTCCCGCAATGGCGGTGCCTTCGCGGCGCCGGCCGGGGCGGTGGCGGAGGTTGGGAACGGCTGGTACAGGCTGACGCCGGCCGAAGGCGACGCCACGACGAACGGCGTCCTGCTGCTGCACGCCACGGCCACCGGCGGCGACCCGGCCGACGTGAAGGCGCAGGTGGTGGCGTTCGACCCCTATACGGCGGCGCCGGCGCTGGACGCGATCCTGAACGGCGTGCTGAACCAGGCACTCACCGAAAGCTATGCCGCCAACGGCCAGCCGGCCACCCTGGCCCAGTTGCTTTACGGCATCGCCGCGATGATGGGGAACGTATCGCAGAGCGGCGTAACGCTAACCGCCAACCGGCTGGACGGCGTGACCCCGGCGATGACCTTCACGCTGGACAGCGCCACGGCGCCGACCTCGCGGCGACGGGCGGCTTAGGCTTGCAGGCTGATCTCGGGCAAGCGATATTACCGAATTCGGTAACATCACGCCTCTGAGGTTTCCGTGGACATCACCAAAGACATTCAGCCGATGACGACTTTCCGCAATCACTCGGCGGAAATCATGCGGCACTTGAAGGAAACCAAGCGGCCCGTCGTTCTCACCGTAAACGGAAAGGCTGCGGCGGTGGTTCAGGACGCGGAAGCGTATCAAAGGCTGCTGGACATTGCCGCGGAGGCGAATGCCGTCGAGGGCATCCGGCAAGGGCTGGAAGACATGGAGAAGGGTCGCACGCGTCCGGCGCGGGAGGTCTTCGAGGAGATGCGCGCGGAATATGGCATACCGCGTTGAGCTGACCGCGCGTGCCCACAGGGATCTGAGACGCCTCTTCCAAACCATCGGAGCTGCCGGTTCCGCTCAAGCGAAACTCTGGTTCGATGGATTGGAGGCTGCGGTTCTCAGCCTTGAGAGATATCCTGCGAGGGGAGCGATCACACCGGAAAGTTCCGATCTGCGGCACCTGCTCTACGGCGGCAGCAGATACGTTTACCGGATCATCTATTCGATCGACGAAATCCATCGATCGGTGACGGTGCTTCATATCCGCCACGGATTGCGCAAGCCGATGAAGTGAACGCGATCGTTCAGCCCTGACCGCCAACGGGCTGGACGGGTTTATGCCAGCATCGATCTGTACGCTGGATAGCGCGACGACAGGCTGGGACTTGGGTTAATTCGCCGATATCGAGCAATTCAGGAGGACCGCCATGCCCGCTTGGCCGATCACGTTGGGGCTGGGGCGAGGTGGGCCGGTGTCGGCGTGCCTGGCCGGGTTGAGGGGCGGCGGGTTGGCGCTCAATCCGCGCCGGGTCCTGATGCCGATCTTTCCTTCCGGCTATGCCGGGCGGGATTTCCCGCCGCTGTCCGTGCTGGCCGACGATGCCTTCGCCATCGATCTGCGCTGCGCGCTGGATGCCGGCGACCGGCTGGACGCGGATACGCTGCAGACCTTGTTCTTCCCGGTCGATGCGCCTGTCGGGAATTACGCCGAGGCACTGGACGGCGACCCGGTGCTGATGGGCACCGTCGCCGCGCAGGCGATTGCCCAGCCGCCCAGGGGCCGCTTCGCGCTGGGCTTCGGCTGCAGCACGGTCGGCGGACGGACCATCCAGATCCATTCCTTCTTCGATGCCGTGGGGCTGCCCGATGCCGCCTGAGGGAAAATTGACGCCGCTGAGCGGCCCAGTACAACCGATGCCGGGCTTTCTCGCCCGGGTCGGCGCGGGCCTGCGCTATGCCATTCGCGGCGTGACGCCGGATGACTGGTTCGGACCGCTGCAGCCGCTGGCGCCGGTCGACCCGGTGTTCACCGAGCCCAGGCGGTTCGACTATCGCTCCGGCCTCAACATCCAATACCAGCCACGCGGGGAGGAGGGTGTCTCCTTTGCCCAGATGCGGGCGCTGGCGGATAGTTACGATGTGCTGCGGCTGGTCATCGAGACGCGCAAGGATCAGGTCGAGCGGCTGCGCTGGAATGTGCGGCCCAAGGTTCGGCCGGGGGAACGGACGCCCAGCGTAACCGATGATCCGCGCGTCACGGCGATCGAGGGCTTCTTCCGCAAGCCGGACGGCGTCCATCGCTGGGGCACGTGGCTGCGCATGCTGCTGGAGGACCTGTTCGTTATCGACGCGCCGGCGCTCTACAAGGCGCGCAGCGTCGGCGGGGCGCTGCTGGCGCTGGAGCCGGTCGACGGGGCGACGATCAAGGTGCTGATCGACGACCAGGGCCGCACCCCGGCGCCGCCCGACCCGGCCTATCAGCAGGTGCTGCACGGCGTACCCAAGGCGGATTTCGACCGCGACACGTTGATCTATCTGCCGCGCAACCCGCGCACCGCCAAGATCTACGGCTTCTCGCCGGTCGAGCAGATCATCGCCACGGTGAATATCGCGCTGCGCCGCCAGCTGGCCCAGCTGCAATATTTCACCGAGGGCAACATGCCCGAGGCTCTGATCGGGGTGCCGCAGAGCTGGACGATGGAGCAGATCGGCCAGTTCCAGGATTATTGGGACACGATCCTGGCCGGCAACACGGCTGAGCGGCGGCACGCCAAGTTCGTGCCGTCGGACTTCCGCTATCAGCCGATGCGCGACCCGCCGCTGAAGGACGATTTCGACGAATGGCTGGCGCGGATCGTCTGCTACGCCTTCTCCGCGTCGGCCGCCCCCTTCACCCGGCAGATGAACCGCGCCACCGCCGATAACGCCCAGGAGATGGCGCTGGCGGAGGGGCTGGGCCCGATCATGCTGTGGGTCAAATGCCTGATCGACCAGGTGATCGAGGAGGATTTCGGCTGCCCCGACCTGGAATTCGAATGGGTCGACGAAAGGGCCGACGACCCAATGAAGCAGGCCCAGATCACCGACATGAAGGTAAAATCGGGCCTGAAGACGATCAACGAGGCCCGCGCCGAATCCGGCCAGGACCCCATCCCGGGCGGCGACACGCCGCTGATCTATACCGGCGCCGGCGCGGTGACGCTGGACAGCGTGCTCAAGGGGGCGACTGGTGCGCCTAGCGATCCGCCATAATCGCGTTGAGGCATTCGGCCCGGAAGGCCGGTCCAGGCTAGTTGACTATTGAACTGACGCGGATCACGCCATCGCTCTTCGCGACACTGAAAATCGGGTAGCCCAGAACCATTCCTGCACTGTTGCGGCGCAGATATTCAGGTTTTGGCTTCACGTACCAAACGTCTCCGCCGTCGAGAGCTAGAAAGTGGGATCTGCAGAACCGGACCTCCTCGGGACTCGAAGGCGCCTGATCGGCGGGACCGGCGGGCCGGGGGTGCCTGCAGAACTGTGTCATCGCAGAATCAGCATCGCGAATTTCAACCGCGTTTGCGTCTGACATCGCAAAGACCGCGCAGATCAGGGCCAATAACCCCAAACGTCTCATCACGTTTTCCCTCGTACCAGCCGCTGAAACGCTAGCCGAAGGGCTCCCAAACGCCAAGCTTGATCAAGAACCATTGGAGTATCCCAGAATGAGACTCTACGCACCGATCGCCAAGATCGACGAGACCCAGCATATGGTGTTCGGCTATGCCTCGACCGAGGCCTTGGACAGCCAGGGCGAGATCGTGAAGCGCGAGGCGCTTGAGGCGGCGCTGCCCGACTATATGCGCTTCGCCAATATCCGCGAGATGCATCAGCCCTCCGCCGTCGGTGTCGCCACCGAGGCCGAAATGGACGAGCGCGGGCTCTATCTGGCGGCCCGCATCGTCGATCCCGTTGCGTGGGAAAAGGTGACGGCCGGCGTCTATAAGGGCTTCTCGATCGGCGGCAGCGTGGTCCAGCGCGACACGGCGCAGAAACACGTGATCACCGGCGTCAAGCTGTCGGAGATCAGCCTGGTCGACCGCCCGGCCAACCCGGAGGCGGTCTTCACCATGTACAAGGCCGACGATGCCAGCCTCGGCAAAGTCGGCGCCCGCAACTCCGCCGCCGATCTCTCCATGATCCAGGCGATCCACGACCAGGCGGTCTCGCTCGGCGCCTCATGCGACGGCTGCGCCACGGACGGCGACGATGATGCCGGCGCTTACGATGGCGACATGGCCGACAAGATCGCCGGCCTGATCGCCGAACGCGATGCGCTCAGGAAAGCGCTCGCCAGCCTGCCGGCCGAGCGGAAAGCAGCGCTCAAAGCCGTGCCGATCGAGAAATCCGCCGACCGCCTGGGTGGGGTTCGGCGCGAAGAGCCGATCAGCAAGGACCCAGTCGAGCTGGTAAAGCGGGCGCTGCGCCGGCCGATGACCCTAGGGCAGATCGAGCGGGTGGCGAATGGATAAGCTCCCTCGCCCGTGCAACGGGAGAGGGGTTTATGCGGCGATCTTTAGATAGCAGTTCGTATCGACGAACGCGGCCAGTAGCCTCTGATACAGTGCAGTCTCCACCGTGCAGAACCTCCGCAGCCGCCCAAGATCGAGCACATCCAGGCCGCGCAGCCGCTCGGCCATGTCGGTCAGGTGGCCCGATTCCTCGGCCAGCAAGCTCTTGAGTGAGACCAGGCTACCCGCCTTCACCAGCGCAGCCTGATACAGCCGATAGCCCCAGACGGCGCGGAATTCGATGACAATCGACATGGTGAGATAGACTGCGCGCGGATGGATGTTCGCCGGGAAGGCGCGCACCATTTCGGCTTCCAGCCGCTGGAAATAGCGGCGGGCGGCAAGCGGCGCGATCATGTCGGCCGGGCTGTATTCGAGAACGCGGCCGGCTTCGCGGTTGGCGTGGCGCTTGAAGAAGAAGGCGTGGCGGGTTTCCTCCGCCAGGTGCTTCAGCGTCGGTTGGTCGATGTTTGGCCCATGCTGGGTCGCCATGATCTTGTGGCTGCCCATATGCTCAAGCAGCGACAGCGTGTTCATGAAGCGCGCATGGGTCGCCCGGTCGGCGATGAAGCCGGCCAGCATCGCCTCGGTGCCGGGGACCAGATGGGCATTGGCGCGGTCGAACTCGCCGACCAGCGTTTCGATATCGGACTGCATACTCGGTACTCAACTCAGAACGTCATCGCTTGGTAGGCCAGCCCGCGCGGCGCGCACAACCGCGCCAGGGTGCCGCAGGCGGTCAAAGCATTCCGGCCGGTGAAGCCCGCCAGCCGGAAAATTCAACGCGCCCTTGGGCAAGGCGAAGGGAGCGCCGGGAGGCGCCCTGTCCCTTATGATGGAGCCTCAATTCATGAACGGTACGACGACCGCGGAAACGCTGGCCCTGGTGAAAGATGCCCTGGCCGGCCCCGATATCCTGAACAAGACGATCACCACCGGCACCGGCCTAACCGCCTATGACCTGCAGGCCTCGGCCAAGAACCTGTATCCGGCGGCGACGCCGATCCGCAACGTGCTGCCGCGTGTCGGCGGTGGCACCGGCACGGCGACCAACTGGCGGCAAGTCAACGCCATCATCGGCTCCGGCTGGGACGCGATGGGCTGGGTGCCGGAAGGGCAGCGGTCCGGCCGGATGAGCTATTCCACGTCGACCCGCTCCGCCTCCTACGCCACGGTCGGTGAGGAGGATTCGGTGACCTTCGAGGCGGTGTCTGCCGGCCAGGGGTTCGAGGATGTGCAGGCGGTCGCCACGATGCGCCTGCTCCAGAAAATGATGCTGAAGGAGGAAAACGCCTTCCTCGGTGGCAATGGCGGCCTGCAGCTGGGCACCCCGGCGACGCCGGTACTGTCCGCCGGCGGGTCGGGCGGCACCTTGCCGGCGGCGACCTATTCGGTGATCGCGGTGGCGTTGACCTATGAGGGCTATCGCAATTCCAGCCTGACTGCCGGCGTCGCGACCTCCAAGAGCATCACCGGGGCGGACGGCAATACCTTCACCTTGAACGGCGGCTCCTCGGCCCCGTCTACCGGCGCGACGCAGGCCGTAACATTGGGCCAGGTGCTGTCGGCCACCGTTACGCCGATCGTCGGCGCCATCGCCTATGCCTGGTATGTCGGCACCGCCGGCTCGGAGAAGCTGCAGGCGATCACCACGATCAACAGCGCCACCTTCTCCGCCCCGCTGGCCACCGGAACGCAGGCCGCCACCGCGATCACCGCCGACTGCTCGGCCAATCCCGGCCTGGCCTATGACGGGCTGATGACCTCTGCGTTCAAATCCAGCTCCGGCGCCTATGTGAACTATCTGGCTACCGGCACGGCGGGCACCGGCACGGCGCTCAGCAGCTCGGGCCGCGGCTCGGTCAATGAGATCGACCTGATGCTGGAGAAGATGTGGGACCTGTATCAGGTGAGCCCGACCGTCCTCTATGTGAACAGCCAGGAGCAGCGCAACATCACCAACAAGGTTCTGTCCAGCGCCTCGGCGCCGCTGCTGCGCTATACCACCGACGGGCAGAATCCGTTCGCCATCGTCGCCAACGGCGTGGTCGAATATTACTACAACCCGTTCGCGCTGGACGGCGGCTACAAGATCCCGGTCAAGATCCACCCGTTCATGCCGCCGGGCACCATCGTCGGCTGGGCCGAGAACCTGCCGGCGCAGTACCAGTCATCCAACGTGCCCAACGTCGCCGAGGTGAAAACCCGGCGCGATTATTACCGGATGGACTGGCCGCTGAAGACCCGCGCCTACGAATTCGGCGTCTATGCCGAAGAGGTGCTGGCGGTCTACGCGCCGTTCGCGATGGGCGTGATCGGCAATATCGCCAACGGCTGATCCGTGTTCGGTCAGGTCACCAGGCGCAGGCGCCTGGTGACGCCGCCGGCGATCGATTCGGCGAGGCGGGACGGAAAGCCTTTCGGCATCGCCGCGATGGTGCGCTCCAGGGCGGAGGGGATGCCGGAGGACAGGCTGGCGAAGATTTCGTCGACATCGTCCTTCGCCAGACCCGCTTTGTCCGCCGTCTGATAATAGTGGCGAGGTGCAATGCTGTTCACCGCGTAGTGCCGGCCGTCGCCTGGCGCCATTGCCAGCTTGAACCCGTTCAGGCGGATTTGCTTCCTGTCGACGTTCGGCTGTGTCGACAGAATGTCGTAAAAGGGTGCGAGAGCGAATGCACCGCCCACGGCGAGCTGAATGCTGAAATTCTTGGCGTGACCGTCGGTGGCGCCCAGAAGCCAGAACAGTATCTGCGCGGTGAGGAAGCGCTTTCGATCGATATCCGGTGTGTTACTCGCATTCATCAGCGTCAGGATCGGGTGAATGCCCGGGCCGCCTTCATTTTCGTATTTCCGTGTCCAGGGAACGCCCAGTGCCTGGCACATATCTTCCTGCGGGCGGCGGATCAGCCGCTCCTTTGACCAGATCCGGTCGAAGCGCTCGACCACCAGAACGTGGGTCGTACCGAATATCTCGATTTCGCTGCGCGCCGTCGGAAGCCCGAGCTGTGCCAGAAGGGTCAGGCAGAAATGTTCGTTCTCAACGCTCTCTCTCAAATCCATTCCGTTGGGCAGCAACCCGATCGCAGGCTTCAATATATGCGTCGTCGGCGTCGCGCCGTGCGGAGTTTGCCAGCGGCCGTCGCGCCGGAGCAGAGCGGTCTTCTCCTGCGCGCCGGCGATCGAGACGCGGAAATCGGTTTTCGCGCCGGTACCCAGCGGCGCACGGCCGAGATTGCGGACCATCGTTTCAATGTCTTGGTTGGAGATCGGATAGCCATCGACTGCAGTGGCGTCGCCGGGTTCGGCGTCCTCCGGGACGAACTGAAGTGCGCCGACGCAATCGCGCCCGATGGCGGCCAGCAGGTTAAAGGCGTCGGTTCCGCCCGCTCCCATCCGCTCGGCGACATGACGCCGGATATCGATATTGTCGGGTAAAAGATTATCGAAGACCGTGATGACCAGTTCGCCGGTGTAACGCTCCTCACGCAGCGGCATCGACAGCGACACCGGCATCGTGTTCTGCCACTCAAGCCATGTCACGTCGTACTGAAAATCGATGGCGCCGTTTGTCTCCCGCGACAAACGGCCAACCCTTCGGTTGTTCATCCAAGCGGCCAGGGCATGGCGCTTTCTGGCCATCAGAAAATGTCTTCGATTCTCGGTCCCGTCGTGCGGTCACGGACAACCAATTCGAGATCGAGGGCGGCCAGTACGGCGAACAAGGTGCTCAGCCTTGCATTCCTGTCGCCGGCCTCAAGCTCGGAGATGGTCGCCTGGCGCAAGCCGGTGCGCTCGCAAAGCTGAGTTTGGGAAAGCTTCAATAACTTTCGGCGCCGGCGGACGGCGTTGCCGATTTGGTCGATGCTGCGGGCGAGCTGTTCCAAAGCGGCATACTCCTTTCCGCAAAAATATACGCTTAGCCGTATAAATTTTCAATATACGGAATAACGTATAAATTCAATTTATACGGAAAATGGTATAATCAATAAATATACGCCATATCGTATAATTCCTAAAGCGTGGAGGCCAGCCATGACGCAAGGCGATCTCGTCTCCCTGGCCGACGTAAAGGCCTATCTGGGCGGCGACCTGCAATCGAACGATGACGCCGTGCTCGCCCGCCTGATCTCGGCGGCCAGCGCCTTCTTCGTCACCGCCTGCGGCCGGCCGATCCTGGAGCAGAATTATAGCGAACTCTATGACGGCAAGGGCAACGGGCGGCTGTATCTGCGCAATACGCCGGTGACGTCCGTGACGTCGCTCAGCATCGATGGGGCGGTCGTGCCGGAGGCGCTGGCGCCGGGGGAACCCGGCTGGCGGCTGAACGGCAATATCGTCCTGCTGTTCGGCCATTGGTTCGGGCGCGGCCTGGTCAATGTCGCGGTGACCTACACCGCCGGCTATCCCGCAGCGCCGGCCGATGTCGCCGAGGCGGTGGTGGAGCTGGTGGGCCTGCGCTATCGCGGGCGGGACCGGCTGGGCAAGGTGTCCGAAAGCATCGGCGGCATGGCGACGACATCCTATAGCCAAAAGGATGTCAGCGCCTTCGTCGCCGGCGTGATCGCGCGCTATACGCGGGCGAACCTGGCGTGATCGGCGCGACCCTCAAGGCCGATGCGGTGCTGGACCGGCTGGCGGCCCTGCCCGATCGGGCCGAAAACGCGGTGCAGGCCGCGACGGCCGATCTTCTGGCCCGGCTACGCGATCGGGTCGACGCGAATCTGTCCGGCGGCGTGCTGAATGCCCGGACCGGAACGCTTCGCGCATCGCTGGCGATGCGTCTCGATCAGACCGGCGGAATGTCAGCGAGCCTGAGCGCGACGGCGCCCTATGCCGCCTTCCAGGAATATGGCTTCAGCGGCAGCGAAAGCGTCCGCGCTCATCTGCGGCTGATGACGCAGGCCTTCGGCCGGCCGATCCGGCCGGTGGAGGCCGAGGTCGGCCCCTACGGCCGGCGCGTCGACTATCCAGCCCATTCCTATCTGCGCAGCGCGCTCGCCGACCTGTCTGTCCAGATCGGCGATGGCATCGCGGCGGCCGTGGCGGAGGTGCTGGTATGAACCGCGAAGCGATCCAGGCGGCCTTGTTCGCCCATCTGACGAGCAACGCAACCGGCCTCACCGATCTCAGGATCGCCAGCCGGCGATTGAAGTCGCCGCAGGATGTGGGTTCGGGCAATTGCCCCGCATTGTTTCAAATCTACAAGGGCGAGACGGTCGCCTGGAGCGGGATGCAGCCGCTGAAGCGGACGATGCATCTCGACCTCGTTCTCTATGTCCATTCCGGCGACAAGAGCTTTCCGACCTCGTCGCTGCTGAACCCGATGCTGGATGCGATCGAGCGATCCTTCGGCGCCGACGATGCCGCCCGCGTGCTGACGCTGGGCGGCCTGGCGCGGCGGGTCACGATCAACGGCCGCATCGAAACCGACGAAGGGCTGCTGGGCGAATATGCCTACGCCATCGTGCCTGTCGACATCCTCACACCCTGAAAGGAGCCATCATGACCGACAATACTACACAAGCCACGCAAGCCGCCCCGGCCGTTCCCGCCTCTCCGATCCCCGCCCTGCCATCGGTGGCGGCGATCGAGGCCGCCATCGAGGGCTGGTTCAACACCCACATCATCGGCTCGCCGGTCGCTAAATCGGTCGACGCCTACAACCATCTGCGCTCGGCCCTGGGCGCGCTCTCCACCGCCATCGCGTCGATCCGGGAGATCTGAGCATGACGCAATATGCATTCGGGGTCGGGGCGCTGATCGCGCTCCGAACCGATACTGCGCTGGCGACGCCGGCGCAGTTCGGTACGCTTCAGGAGGTGCAGCTCGATCTCAGCTTCACCATCAAGGAACTGACCGGCCAGTTCCAGGCGCCGGCGGCGCTGGCGCGCGGCGGGCTCAAGATCACCGGCAAGGCCAAGGCGGCGAAGATCAGCGCCGCCAATTTCAACAATATCTTCTTCGGCCAGACGGTCTCGACCGGCAACACGCTGACCCAGCTGAACGAGGCCGGCACGGTGCCGGGCACCGGCGGCCGCACGATCCAGGTCGCCAATCATGCGAACTTCGTCGCCGATCTGGGCGTCGCCTATGCCGCGACCGGCACGATGCTGACCCAGGTGGCGAGCGGGCCCGCCGCCGGGCAATACACGGTGAACAGCAGCACCGGCGTCTATACGTTCAGCGCCGCGGACGGCAACGCCGGCCTGCTGATCACCTACAGCTATACCACCACGACCGGCACCAGCCTGTCGCTCAGCAACCAGCTGATGGGCTCGGCGCCGACCTTCAGCCTGGTGCTGAACGAGCAGTACCAGGGCAAGCTGCTGAACCTTCAGCTGAATTCGGTGATCGCGCCCAAGCTGTCGCTTGCCTTCAAGAACGAGGACTTCATGATCCCGGAATTCGATTTCCAGGCCGCCGCCGACGCGGCCGGCAATATCGGCAACATCTGGCTGAGCGAGTAGCGCGATGACCGATACCATCACGCTGGGCGGCCGGGACTACGCCGTCGCGCCGCTCAAATTCCGCGACCTGAAACGGATCCTGCCGCTGTTCCTGGAACTGGGCATCGACAGCGAGGCCAAGCTGGAGGCGCAGGGCGACATCGTGGCCGCGGCGATCATGACCGCGGACGCGAGTTTCACCCGCGCCGCCTTCGACGACCTTTCGCCGACGGTGCCCGAGCTGCAGAACGCGGTCTCGACCGTCGCGGTCCTGTCCGGCCTCGAGCGGCGGGTTCCCGCATCGGGGGAAGCCCAGGCGGCGAGCCCTTCCGCTGGGGCGACATCTACGGGCTGATCGCCACGGCCTGCGGCTATCGCTGGCCCGACATCGACGAGATGACGTTGCCGCAGTTCCAAGAGCTTGCCGCCTATTGGCAGAAATTCCCGCCCATACATCTTTTGCTCTCACACTCGGTACATTATAAAGAAAACGGAAACAGAACAAACGATCTATCGGATCTGATGGCCGTTTTCGGCAGGGGAGGCGGTTTTGCGAAATCTTAAAGGCTATATCAGCAGCATGGCTGCTGCGGTCGTGCTCGCCTGTTGCGCCTATCCGAATTTGACGAGGGCCGCAGACAACCAACCGAAGGGGGTCATTTCCGCCGCCGAAGCTCAACGTTATGTCGGCAAGGACTTTTTGATTCCGCCCTCACTCCATATACCCGTCTGTCCAGGGCTTAAGACAATGGAGAGCTGCGTCCAGCGGTCCGGACATTTCAAGGTCGTTTCAGTGGGTCCGATCACTGATTCCTTGGTCGGGCTACAAGTTACCTTCGATGGCGTACCGACCGGCTGGACGGCTCTATCTCCCGACGTGATCGATAAGTTATCCCTGATCCAGTTGAAGGATAAACTATCGATAGAGGCACCGGTTGTAGCGCCCATCTATCCCTCCTTCCTCGACCGACTGCCGAAGAAGGCAGCAGACGAGAGGAGAAAGCTTCCGGGCGTCATTCTCGGCATGCACGAGGACGCGGTGCTGGCCGGCGCATGGGGTGCCCCACTCAGCAAGAAAGTGCAACGCGTTCAGCACGCGGTAAGGAATGGCGACTACTATGATGTTCTGAAGAAAGAGTGGCGCTATCCCAACCACAACGCCCTTCATTTCACCAACGGCATACTGGACGGCATCGACAGGTAGCAATCTCCTCAGGCGCCCGTCGGGCATTTTTTATTTGAGACGACGAGTTCCTGGCCGGATTTGGACTTGGCAGAAGGTTTAGTCCTCTCCGGCAGCAAAGTCATATACTGGGTTCCCGTCCGGCTAGCACAAAATCCGATTGCAACCGCCTCAAGCGTCCCGCATTTTGTTGGCCAAGAGGGAGGAAAAATGCGCTCGACGATTGCGATCCTTGCCGCTTTGCTGGCTGCGCCCGTAAGCGCCTTTGCGGCGGACGCCGTTCAGCCGGCGGTCCCTGTCGACCGGCCGGCGCCGGCCTATCCCGACAGCGCGGGGAGTGCCGAGGGAACGGTGAAACTCTCGTTCAAGATCGGCGCGGACGGGCATGTCCATGATGCCGCCGTCATCGAGAGCAATCCCAAGGGCGTCTTCGATGGCGCGGCACTCACCGCTGTCGCGAACTGGGTCTATCGACCGCGTACGGTCGACGGCAAGCCTGTAGACCAACCGAATAACGCCATTCTGCTGCGCTTCAAGCCGGACACTCCGTCGCCCGAGCGGGCGGTTCTCTATGCGCCCGCACCGTTCTATCCAGAAGCGGCATATCTCGCGAAAGCGGAGGGCAAAGTCGTTCTGGAATTCGACGTGACGGCCGATGGCGATACGACGAATATCAAGGTGGTGAGTGCCACAACGCCGGGCCTTTTCGATGAGGCGGCGGTCGGCGTGGTGAAGGCCGCCAGATTTGAGCCGCTGGCCGATCCCAACGCGCCGCCGACACATCTGACCCGGACTATCGACTTCACGATGGACAAGGCGAGACTAAGGGGGCATCCGGGCAGGACCAAGGCACCGACATATCCGAGCGACGCGGAAAGCCGCGGTCTCCAAGGCACTTGCGATTTGGAGTTTACCGTTCGGAAGGATGGAACGGTCGCGGATCCGCACATCGAAATGTGCTTCCCGAAAGGCTATTTCGAGAAGGCCTCCCTCGACGCCATCCAGCACTGGACGTTCACGCCGGTTCAAGGGCCGAACGGCCCCGAGGAGGCGCCGGTCTATTACCGATTCAACTATCGGCTGGTCGATACGCCGCAATCGGCGGGGCACTATTTGAAGCCGCATCAATGGATCAAGCTGAAATACACGCTGACCACGACCGGCACGACAAAGGACATCCAGGTCGTCGCTACGTCGGAGCCGAACCTGCCGACAAACGAGGCTGTTAAACAATTGCAGGAGACGCAGTTCACGCCGTTCGTCAAAGATGGAATGCCGATTGAAATACCGGACCGGATCGTCAGGATTGTCGGGCAGAACTAGCTCGGGCGTGCGGGCCTAAGGCGCGCGCTGCAGGGCGTCGGGCTTTAGGCAGGAGGGCCCGAGGACGGCGTCGCTTTTCAGGCGATCGACGATTGTCGCAGCCAATGCCTCGTCTCTCCCTGCGCCATTGCGCATAACGATATCGGCCCTCCAGGCAATCTTCTTTGTCGCCATAACGATCACGTTGGCCGAATAGCGTTGCTCGGCTTCGTCATAATGTTTGTCGAGGGCGAGAAGTGCGTCGGGGGAAAACGTCCGAACGGCTTCCGCGCCGTCAGCGATGGTGGAAAGCTGCTCTTCGAAGAGAAAATCGATATCGATCCCGCAATTGTCGAGCGCGCTCCTGAACGCAGTTTCAAAAGCCCCTTCGTGCATGCCGTGGGATGCGCCCTTGGCTTTGAATTGTGGGATCGTGGCGACGACCATCAGCCGCTTGATCTCGCCGTGCCCATCTTCAATCGGGTAAGTGGTAACGCTTTTCAGAGGCGGGGCACAGCCGTAAAGGCCCACGGTAAGCAAGGCCAGGCACAGCGGCTGCAGCACCGTCTGATTGCGCATTAGTCCACCGTCGAAGAGGTCCTGCGGCTCCGGGTTTTCCGGCGCTCGAGAAGAAACTGTAA